ATCCCATACATAAGTGGCAATGGAATAGGCGACCAAATCCCCACATTGATTTGCAGGGCGGCCGGATCTTATTGAAGATGTGACCGTGAATAATAATAAATGTCATGCCGTAAGCGGCAAGTATAAAGTGCAGTAATTCCATTAATTCTTCTTTCTTTCTTGAAGTGCTTCAAACGCTTCGGCGCCCACATCTGCTACGGCCATGGCCAAAGTCTCCGGAGTCACCGACCCAGTGATTAGTTTTGATACTGTTTTCAGGCCGGTGGGAGTGATCTGTCCTCCGCTCAACATCATAGCTGCCATAGAGAGGCCCAAAAGAGCCGGCGCCGTTTTTCTCAAAAGATTCCCCGCAGGAGTCTTTTTTAAAAATTCCTCAGTTTTGGCAGCAATATCCAAACCAAAACCAGCAACGGAACGACCCAAATCATCGAGGTCCTCGTCCAGATCAACTTCTGCTTCTTCATTGTCCGTAACCTCTTGAAACATCTCACCCAAAGCTTCTAAAACTTCAGCAACATCTTTATCTGCCAATAGCTGTTGTAAAACCTTCTGAACTTTTTTTTCATCCCGCTCCGTGGATAAGGCTTTAAGTAGTGATATCGTATCCTGAGGATCTTCTTTAAACTTTGGACCCTCTTCTTCCTCTAAACGAAAGGCGCGCCAACTCTCCATTATGAGTTTCATCTCACTCATGGTTTAATACCTATTTCTGAGCGGGTAGTAGTAGTAGCCAGGACGCATTGAGCCCTTCTCACCATACTGCGGGACTTCACCAAATTCTGTGGAGTCTCGATCTGTCGGGTGTGTGAACATATCTTCCAATTCTTTCTCATAATTGTCGGCGACGCGTTCATGTTCGGCCTCATTCTCAATAAATTCAGCTATGACATAAACCGCCGCTTGGAGAGAGTTTGTTTCTTGATTTTCAAAAACAAGACCTTCCAAAGAGCGAAAGACATGTCCTCCTTGAATACTGGCTCTGTCAACAATTCCCCTATCGGCCAGTAATTCTAATAATCTATTCTGGAATTCATATACATCTTCTGACGACGTCGTTTTTGGAATTGTGAGCACTTTCATCTCGGAGGGCATTACGGCGATATCAATTTTTTTGTGGTCCATAATAAGCAGCGAGCCGTCCAAAGCCTTTCGGGCTTGGAGTTCAACTGTTGCTTGCGGGCCGCCAATCTTAATCTTGATCATTTGAAGCTAACTCCCGTACCACTTCTTGTGTTTTTAAAATTTTATTAAGATCTGTATCTGTAAAGTCCCTTTTTCTAAGCTCTTCAAGATATCCGGAGAGTCCTTTGAGTTTTTGAGTAATTAAAACTTCTTGAGTTTCGTTTGTACTCGCCGCCACGCACTTCTTCAATCTTGCCAACTCTTCATTGAGATATACACGTAATTCAAAGCCGTCGTCAGCGAAACTTGTGATAAACTGATTCAACAAATCTTTTTGTTCTTGTAAAAGTGATCCATACCTATTATTAAACTTTTGGATAAAAGAATGGTAAGTAAGGTTGTCTAGTGGTTCCAGCGTATCAGATTTCTTCTTAGCCTCTTGGGCACTCATAATATCCACAATCGATTGCTCAAATAGCACTCGTTTCTTCACCGCGGTCTTGGAATTAAAGATGGCGTCAACTGACGCAAGAGATTTAAAATTTGGAACAAAATTGGACCACACCTCGGATCCCAAACTTTTATTAATCGCTGCAATGATTTGTGACTGTGTGTCAAATATACCTTTTGAGTCTAAATTAGCGTGGGCTCGTTTTGTCTCTTGTAACGTCCTTTCTGCTAAGGCAGTCTTAATGTTCCGAGTATCAAGAAGCACACCATAAAGTTCAAGCTCTTTTGCTAAAACGGTCCCTTTATTAAAAAATTCTTTAATAATGGAAACTATTTCTTTTTTCCTTTCTGGTTTTTTATCGACTATTGCTTTTGTTAACTCCCGAGAGAGAGTTTCATAAATAAAAGCGGTATTTCTCTTTTTGTTATGCTTCATCTTTATCCATCTCCCTCTTCTCCATTTGTTCTACTAATCTACGAACTTTGGTAGTGTTTTCATATAACACTCTTTCATTCTTATTATAAGTAGGCTCTTCCTGCTCTTCCAGACCAAATCTCACGTCTGGCATGTCTCCTCTGGGGTTTCCTATCCCGGAGCCGGCATTTTTTCTGTAGGTGTTCGTCTCTACCCCCATCGCTTGTCTGCGAAGCTTCCTAGACCGGGGGCCCGATGCGCCGCGGCGGCGGGAGTCTGAGGATACTGGTATATGAGGGGCGCCCTCGTGTTTGGTGGGATTGTCCTCTCGCCGCCCGGGGGTAGCCAAGAGCGTGCTTTCCTCTCCCTCTTCGGGAGCCTCTCCGCCTTCAGCGCCAAGATCTAGATCGCCAAGTTCTCCCCCCAGACCCTCTTCTCCGCCGAGGTCGCCACCCAGATCTCCCAGGCCTGATTCCCCACCAAAAGCTTCTTCAGCTGCAGCGTCTTCAGCCATTCCTTCCAAAGCCTGTTGATATTTACGATCATAAAACGTCTCGCGCTGATTGCGCAGGAATTCATCGTCAGACAAACCAAGAATATTAGAAGCCACCCATCTTTTACTATAAGTTCCCTCCGGAACAGCGGTCGCAGTTTCAAATTTAGTTCTCATATATTCAAGCTGTTGTAATTCGGCTAGCCTCGATGGATTATTCAAACTAATCTTAAATGATAATAAATCCGGCCCTCTGTATCCCAACGTATAGAGGTGAACAATCGCCATCTTTTCAAGTTCTGAAATTAAAGATCGCTGGAGTCTATGAATCGTCCTCGCAAATCGAATATCTTTCTGGGCCAATGTGGTTTTATCTTCGTCTCCCCCTTCAAGGTTGGTAAGATATGACTGAGGCACTTTGATTGCTGCAAACAACTTATCACGCAGATATTTAACATCATCAATATCATTAAGACTGGAGGCTCCCTGAAGTGATTTAATATCAGATCCCACCCCTCCTCGCATGGGAATAAAATAATCTTCTTCCAGAGAGAGAGGATTGTAGCGAAGATCAACACGTCCGGTGGTGGCGTCCACCAATTGATTGCGTTTCATCTCCGTCTTGACTTTCTCCATATATTGTGGGACATCTTGGGGAGGGATGTTGCCGACATCAATTTGAAAGATGCGTCGCTCTGGTGCTCGAACCACACGATAAGCGATCATAGCATCTTCTAGAAGCACAAGCTGGCGCCAAATGCGACGGGCTGGATCTAGAACTGATGTGCCATATGGAGAATAGCGATCATTTCCTAAAATACGGAAATGTGCTACCTGCCAATTTTCGAAAGTCATTCCTGCGCCGTTCCACTGATACTGAACGTAGTTTGGATTAGTGGGATCTTGCCCCTCAAGCCTTTCAACTTCAGCGTTTGGCATACCAATAACGGAAGTAATGCCAAGTGTATCGTCGATATCTAAGTATAAAAAGAAATCACCATATTTACACATTGAGCGCGCCCAACCAAAACAATTAAATTCAATATTAAGAGCATCATAAAAAAGAGAGTCTAAAATAGTTTTTATTTCATGGTTTAAACAATCAATATTGAGTAATCTGTCATATTCGTTTGAGGTTGTCATCTCATCGGCATAAATGTCTAGTGCCGAAGCAATCTCTGGCATATATTCCATCTGTTCAAAATCAATATATCTCTCTGCACGATTTTGGTTACGAAATGCTGCGGAAGTAAATAAATTATAATTCTGTGATAGATTATTATCGGAACGCTTGAATTCTTGTCCACTCATAGAGCGGAAACGATATTTATATTTATCCAGGTTGTTACGGCGGTCTTGTCGGGCCACCTGAGTTCTGTAATTAACAATGGGGCCGGACAACAGCCGCGTTAGTCTCTTAAATAAGGGAGCTGCTGGGTTTCTCGGGTTTTTATCGTTTGCCATTTTCTATCCTTTTATCAAAGCAATATACTGTTCATTAAAACTTTGGGCTTCGGCGGTCCTTTGATTCTCTTTTGTCATTTTGTGTCCATGCATTCCTGGGATCGTGGTCGACAAGTTTGTCTTGGACGTTGAAATAGACGACAACATTTGTTTATCATATTCAACATTTTTTTGACTCTCTATGATCACAGTATCCCTTACCCAACATCCAATTGCAAATGACATTACCAAATCATCATTATAACTTCTCATCGCCTGTGGGCGCCCATTGTGCCAAATAAATGTTTTCATCTCGGACAGTAAGCGATTAGAGTTAATTGTAATTAGTTTGTTTCTCATAAACTCTTCCATCTTAGCCACGATCAAAGGACGCGTTTTAGAAGATGTGGTAAATCCGGGGATAACATTTGACTGCCATTGAGCCGCCACTGGGTCAATATATTGATGATCACCTTTCCTAGAATGATATAAGTTAGGATACCCTTTATCGAGCAACTTTTTAAGCACTGCATAGCCAATATTGTTATTTTCTATTACAATCATAGGGTTTCCATATTCTGCGGCGACACCATACAGTATATCAGCAAAGTCGTCCGGGGTGGGCTTTCCTACATACTCCCCCACTATTTCCATTGTTTCTAGTTCAAATATATGAAACGCACTATTATCTTTACCATCGCCGCGCGCTACATCTGCAACAATTAAATATGGTTTCTCTGGGTCATACTTTTTCCAAATCCAATAATTTCTATCAAAACCTGTTCGATATTCCGGAGTTCGGACCCGTTCCAAATACCACTGTATGTCATCGGGATGTATGACTGTCTCACCTGACACATTAAAATTACACTCTAGCTCTTGAGCAATCTGTCGTTTGGACATATTTTTGGTTTCTTTTTCAAACCATTTCTTATCTCTGTCCGGATGGACGTCCCACAGAAGGGTGGTCATATGGAAATCGTTTGTGCCGGCTTCAGACTCAACGCAATTTTGATGGAACCAATTACCGACCCCATTGGGGGTAGAAAGGGCGATACAGCGGCCTCCAGTTGAAAGGGTTGGATATAGAGCAGTCCACAACTCATCTAGTTTTTCGACGTGAGCGGCCTCATCAATAACGAGCAGGGATAATGCTTCGGAGCGGCCGGCGTCTCCAGAAGTAGAAGAGCCCTTGATCTGAGATCCGTTCTTTAGCTCAAAGGATGTCCTATTGTCAACTTCAATATCTGAAATTCTCATCCAGGCTGGAAGGTTTTTTATTATTGCCTTTACTTTTTTGACCAAGTTGGTTGCTGTTTGCAATTTGGTAGCAACAACAAGAATATTTTTGTCGCGGTGAAATAACATCAGCCACGCAACATAGGCGGCCGTTATTGTAGATATCCCTAGCTGACGGGCCTTGAGAATAATATTAAAACGATAGTCGTTAAAATCACTTAATAAAGCTTGCTGATAATCATAGGCCTTAAAGGGAATAAGGCCCTTTTGGGGATGAGAAATTCGGCAATAATTAACTGTAAAGTAAACCGGGTCTTTCCCGGCCTTAACCACTTCTCTTAATATCTCTTGCTTTGTGAGAGCGTTCCCCATAACATTTCTTATTTACCTTTTCGAGTATCGTTCTTCGGGCGCTTCTTCGGTCCCAGAGCTAGCCAATCTCTGACTGCTTTATCAAGACGTTCGTCAGAGGATCCTTCTTCAACATCAATAACCTCAGTTAGGCCACCAATGCGATAATCGCATTGTGCCTGAACATCAGTGCGATAGTTAGACATCCTCTGTACGAGGATTTTATGGTCGCCCTCTATCGTAAGTGTCAAAGTATTGCCCGTAATGGCTTTATATTCTTTCTTTAGAAACTTAACAATTTCCTTAAGGTGACTTATAATGTCGTCTTCAAACCCCGCATTTTTTACATCTTTGATGCGCACCTCGGCTTGATATTTTACTCTAAGGAGGGGGCCATGAAAAGAAACTTTAAATCCGTCCATCACTCGACGATCGTTGATATAGTGTCCATCTTCTCTGGAAAGGCCCGCTTTCCGAGCTTTACCATCGGCTTGCAAACTCTCCTCATGGGCGCCGTCATATGCATTGGCTGCGGCCTGATTGATTCCTTGAATTATTTCGTATACTGATGCCATGTTATTTTTCCTTTTTCGGTCTCCAACCAGTTGTCCATCTTTCTTCCCGTCCTTCAACGTATTGTATATAGCAGTTAAAACAGGCTTCAAACTTATTCATATACAAATCATCTCGCGGCTGAAAAGAATATTTAACACAAACAGGACATGTCCTATTATGGTCTCTAGTAAGTAGTTTTTTGTTTATTAAAAATCCGTCTTGTTCTACTTTGTCTTGAGTTTCGGCAAGTTTCGCAAATTTCTTCTGCTCTTCCTGAGATTGTATAATGTATTGTTGCTCTTTGGCGTCGTCCCAAAACTTGCGCGGATTGTCGACTGTTTCAGCACCGTACTTCTGTGCGATGGCCTTCTCCAGTTTGGGTATGTAATTGGGGTCTTTGCCGGTCATTTGTTTCTAAATCTTGTAGCCACAAAAGCGCGTGTATTGATATGTGGTGTCGCTATGCCCAAAAATTTGTTCTGTTGCAACCGCAGAATTATAATAGCGCACTTGTGCCTCCACGGTATCGTTCGCATTGAGAGTGAGCATTAAAGACCCCTGTGTTGTATAGTCCGCATTGGTTTCCGGGACCTCACTCCACGCCGCCATCAGATATTGCTGTTCGCTGCTTAAGCCACTATTCTTAAGCAGCCCAATTATCACACTGTCATTGGTGTCTGCCATATTCAACCAGAGCGCGCACGCATAAAAATAATATATGCCGCTGTAGGGCGCTGTAAATGTATACGTACTTGTATCGTACCCAGTCCCGCTTATTGTCTCGGTGTCGCACGCCATCGTAGTATACGTATCGTGAGATATCGTTTGATTGGAAGTCATCGTCGCACTAAACGACACCGGCGAGAAGTACCTTTTAAGAAACTGTAATAAACGATTTCTCGACGAAACCTCAGGGATACTCACTTCACAATCTCCGTTGACAATGCAAAGATCCCCAACGAAGTAAGAGTACCGATCCCAAACCCAAGAGCAACCATAAATGGATCTTTCCCAGGTCTCTGTTTAACAACCAAGTCAGTTAACCGGTCATTTTCAGCACTCTTTAAGATCATCATAGATTCGTACTT